ACGTAGAAAATCACATTCTACAACAGATTTATCTTTAAAACCATTAGAAGAGTTGCGTCCGTTTGAATTAATTGATATTATGCATGATTATAAAAAATACACATTCAGAATTTTTGATTTGTCCAATATTGTATTTAATTCATTAACAAATTCAGATGAACACTTTTTTTCTGTACCATTACGTATTAAAAATCCATATACAAATATTCCGTTTTCTGTAAAAAATTTATATGTTATATATTTTTGTATGTTGACTCGTGGATTTATTGTTCATCCACTATTTTCATTATTTATGAAAGAAAATTTTAATTTAGCTATATTTTCACTTAAATATGAAGGTTTAGTTAAAGAATATATTATAGATAATAAAATTAAACAATTTACATCTACAGTAACATGTAGAGAATTAAGATCGATGTTTGATGAATTAACAATCTACAGTTTAGCAACTTTAGAATATAAACCTATACTTCCGAATTCGGATGAAATTCCTAATACTATTTTGGTTGGATTTAAACCATTATTGTATCATTACCATCATTCTTTGTTTTCAATGAATTCTAGCTATAGACATACTGAATATAACAAATTAATTAAAAAAATAATTGCTTTTATGAATGAAAACCCATTCTTTACTATTAATTATAAGATAAATGTTCCCATTACAAAGGTAAATTACAAAAATATATCAATTCCACGTAGAACATATAGTATGGATTCAATAATGCTAATACCGTAAAATTAATTTCTACCTCAATAGTATGATTCAATTTCTGCTGATGATTATATTTTTTGTATTTATTGTATATGTATTGGCATGGTTATTTAATGGACCTACTGCATTAAGTAATTTTGCAGATGCAAAAAAACAATTAGTTATTCCTCCAAGTTCTTTGCCTGCAGGAGCATCTGTAAATTATGCATATAGTGTGTGGATTTATATAGATGATTGGTCGTATCGTTATGGATCTGAAAAAGTTATATTTTGTAGAGGAAATACTAAATTAATGCCTGGTTTGGTATTATCGCCTATTGAAAATAACATTGTCGTAAAAGTAGCTATGACAAATACAGACGAATTGTTTACATGCACAGTAAAAGACATTCCTATACAAAAATGGACAAATATAATTGTAACTTTAAATAATCGTTCTCTAGATTGCTATATTAATGGAAAGTTATTAAAAACATGTGTTTTGCCTTCTCCTGCATTTGTAGATGATACAAAGTCTATTTATTTGACACCATTGTCAGGATTTTCAGGATATACTTCTAGATTTAATTATTGGAATGATACTGTAAATCCTCAACAGGCATGGAATATATATCAAGGTGGACCAGGAGGAAATATATTAAGTAATTTCTTGAATCAATATAAATTCCAATTAACTTTCTTAAAAGGAAATAGTGTTCAAGCGTCAATTACTATTTAATTTTCCTACTATTATATATGGATTCACCTATACAAAAGTTTATTATTATTATATTGGCATTAATTATATTTACTATTTTGTTGCTAGTAGGCATACACGTTATGGCTTATTTTATAGCACCATCTTCTAGTCCATATGTAATACAAGGAATGATTCCTGGTAATGTACCTTTAATAATTAAACAAGATCCAAATTTAGATGGAGCTGTACCAATTGAACGTTCTATGAACAAGGATCATGGATTAGAATTTTCATGGTCGGTTTGGTTAAATATAACAGATTTAGGAAAAACAAATCAATTTCAACATATTTTTCATAAAGGTGATAATAATATTCAAGTAGATGGAGAACATATTGGAATGAATTTTCCAAATAATGCACCCGGACTTTATTTAGCACCTAACAAAAACGAATTAGTTGTAATTATGAATACATTTACAACAATTAATGAAGAAGTTCGTATTCCAAATATTCCATTAAATAAATGGATTCATATTGTTATTCGAGTAGAAAATAGTAATTTAGACATATATATTAATGGCTCCTTGGCAAAAAGACACGTATTAGGAAATGTAGCAAAACAAAATTATGGTAATGTAAATGTTGGTCTAAATGGCGGGTTTAATGGTTTTATTTCAAATTTGAAATATCATAATTATTCGCTATCTCCAGGAGAAATAATTTCTATAGTAGATAGTGGACCCGATTTGACTGTGAATAGGCAAAATTCCAATATGACAAATAATCCTCCCTATTTATCATTACAATGGTATGTGCAAAATCCAAATTGAAATATATAGATAAACTATGATAAATCCTTGTAAATCCAATAAATCTTATATATTGGGAAATTCAATATATAATATGACAAATTCAGTAACACCAAGATATTCATTACAATATGAAAGACCAACACCAGATATGTTTCAAAAACATAAACAATTAATTCTCAAATATTCTACACTTACGAATGGTCCTGGAAGTATCACAAATGAACCTTCCTTTAAACAAGTATCTTATAAATTAGATGTAGATAGTGTTCAATATCTAAATACAATTTATAAAATACCTTGTAGATTTAGACCATATATAAATGATGCAGTATATACATGGCAGGGAGAAGGTAGTATAATAACTTTATTAAAACAAGGAAATTCGATTCAAAAGGTATTTCAAATATTAACCGAACGATACAATATACCCGATCCGACACTTACAAGTACTAATGTATATCAGTTTCAACGATTGTATACGTATCCTCAGATTAATTTTAATACAAATACAATTACAGTACGACCTACTACAAATACGATTGATGTTTCTTACAAAACAAGACTTGTACCGAAACCACAAGATCCACAAAATAACACTTATTTTTTTCCATCGAACGATGGGAGAAATCCAAATTTGAATTGGCATACAATTTTGAATTTATCTGATTCTATTTTTCCAATATCAACCAATTGTCAATTTATAGAAGTATTGAATAATGATGGTAAAACATTTACATCAAATTATAAAGATTTATTTGGTTCTGCATCTTATTTAGGAGGAGAAATAATTCAAACTGCAGAATATACTCCTAATGTACCACCGTTACCTGTATTAATTCTTCCTCAAGAACAAAACAGACCAAAATTACATGGATATATTGTGAATTCACGAAGTATTCCACAATTAGTAAATGCAACTATTCCGCCTCCAATAGATCTTGAAACAAATATAGATACAGATTATATATTATTTGTTCCAGTACAAACAACTACAACTATAGTATATTTTGAATCTTATCCAACCAATATGACATTTACGATTAAACCAAATGTTACGTTAACTATTCCCAAACCATCATGCTATGTTACTGCCCGCCCTCTTTTTGTAAATAATTAAATGCATAACCTGATAACAATAAAATAAGAATAACAAAAATAACAGTATACCGTTGTTTAAAGAAACGTTGTAGTTTAGATTGACGAGGTTCATAGGCTTCATTAAATTGGTTATAATGTTCTTGAAGTGTGATGGTTGGTTTATCTAATCGTATGTTTATTTTGTTGTGTATGAAATGCATCCATTTTATAAAATCTTTTTGATTATCTAAATAAGGTGTAACCGGGTATTTTTCTAATAATTTTATAAAGATAGTTCCCATTGATTTATTAGGTAAAAATTCATGAAAATTGTGAATAAGTCTATAATGAATTTTTTTCTGTATAGTTGTAGGATTTTTTGGATAATTAAAGGCAACATTATGTAAAAAAAACCAATACGAAGGTCCCCATACTGTCGGATCCATATATGTAATATAATATAAAAACAACCCAACTTATTATTCATATGAAAAGATGTGTAAATTGTAATAAATCAAAACACAGCTCAAAATCATGTATTATGCCGATTACAAGTTATGGCATTATTCATATAGTTAACGATAAATATTTGATGATATGCAGAAGAAAAACACTTGGATATACTGATTTTATTCGTGGTAAATATTCATTTCACAACATAAATCATATTTTGAATTTAATTAATGAAATGACGATATCAGAAAAAGAAAATATTTTAACTAAAGAGTTTAATTATTTATGGTGTGATTTATGGGGTGTAAAATCAGACAATTCTGTAGATGAAATCAATGCAAAAGAAAAATTTTATACAATAAAAAAAGGATATGAGTTAAATACAGAGCATATACAGTTACAAAAATTAATAGAATCTAGTACGACTACATGGGAAACGCCTGAATGGGGATTTCCAAAAGGACGCCGAAATCCATATGAAACAGAGTTAGCTTGTGCATTAAGAGAATATGAAGAAGAAACGGGATATGATAAACATTGTTTACATATTATAAAAAATGTTTTTCCATATGAAGAAATATTCACAGGTTCTAATTATAAATCTTATACACATAAATATTATATTGGGAAAAGTGATTTAATACATTCTAAAAATTCGTTTCAAGAATCTGAAGTATCTGATATGAAATGGGTAACTTATGATGAAGCAATACAAATGATACGTCCCTATAATGTAGAAAGAATACAAGTATTGAATTATATACATTCTTGTTTATCTATGTATAGTATTTCTGAAAGAGATTAAATTGTAGGTGGGTTTTTACCTGAAAATTGATGATAAAGAGCTTTTATATTGGAAGCTGATAATTGTTCATTAAATAAAATAATATTACATAGTGAACCTCTGATACCGTCTTTTGTACCTATTTCAATCGATTCAGATTCTTTGATAGGAATAACATCTTTTTGGGTAGAATGTAATTCTCCATTCATAAAAATATCACATGTACCATTCACATAGTTTAATACAACATGATTCCATTTTTGAAGTGGAAATGATTTAATATTTGCTACAATTTTACTTACTGGTTTAGTTCCTATTTTACCATCTGTTTTAATTTCAATTTGCATTGTATTTAAAACACCATTGTATGAAACACGGGGTTTTCCGCCATACGAAAGTATAGTAGTATATTCGGTTGCTTGTGGTGCAGACCCTGGATTCATAGGTTGAATATATACCCAAAAAGATATTCCATAATCATAAGTAGGTTTTTCTTTTAATGTTATATTATTATATTCTTCTAACGATACCGGATTATTTATAATTTGGTAACCATTCGTTGTGTATATTTTTTTGTTTATGGTTCGAATATAAATAAACGCAAGTATAAATATGATTTCTGCAGCAAGTAACCCTATTTCTTCTTTTGAAATTTCTGTAGGTTTTAAACGACCTAATAGTGCAGGATTTGGTTTAGGGGCAAAATAAATTGTAGCGATAATGATCATACTGTATATAACCATGTATAAAATCCAATCATATTGAATAATAATATAATGTACAACAACAATAAATAACATGATCATAGAAACAATAAATAGAAAGGTTCTATAAATAGAATTAGTTAAAGTTTGTGCATGATACAAAAAAGATATTCCAATCAATCCTAAAATAACAAACACATTATCTGTATTATAAATATCTACTATACCTAATGTTGTTAATGCAATAATAGTCAAAATATAAAAGGCAATTAATAATGGAATGTACACACCATGTGTTGTAGATGTCATTGGTATATTTAAATGAGCTACTGTCATGGTAACCATTGGAATATTTAGAATAAAATATAAAATAAAAATATAAAATTCAGAAGCAAATCCAGGTACATCAAATAATGTAAATAAACTTAAAATATAGGAAATAAGAGCATATACAATAAATAAATTATCATGATACCATACCATGTACATAATAGAAAAAATACCAATACTTACTGTATTCAACAATACTAACAATTTATTAGGATAATTATCTTGTAAATTTGGATGAACTTTTTTATTTGGTTTTTCATCTACACTATCAATAGAATGCAGATTATCTTTGAAAAATGTATCAATTACATCTGTAAAATATTCAAATAATATTGCACCTAATAAAAGAAAATTCACACCCATGGTTGCCGATAATTTGTATTCTATTTTTGAAAATGGATTATATAGATTAAATACAATAGCTAATATAAATAACAAATATTCTATTATAATTTTATAAATGGCAAGTAAATTTGCATCCCATGAATATCTAGCATTTGTTGCCGATTCTTCTGCTTCTTTTTTTGCCTTACCATAAGAAGTGTTCATTTTATCAATTGATATTTTGTATAGTTGTTTCGAATTTTCAACTATTTTTCTTTTAGGATTGATATAAAAAAATAGAATGATTCCAACTATTATTATAAAAACTAATAAATACATCATTTTCTTATTATTTTGTGGAACATTTATTCTATCCATATAATTTATTCTATAAAAAAGTTAAAAATTTTCAATCATTGTTTTCTTTCCGTGACAATTCCTACATAAAGCAACTAAATTTGTTATATGATTTGATCCACCATCAGCAAGACGAATTTTATGATCAATTTCATACCATGCATCTAATGTTCCTTTGCATCCATTACATTTCCAATTTTGACTTGCTGCTACATACTTTTTCTTTGTTCCGCTAACACTTCTAGATGTAGATTCATTACCACTTGTCATAATACGTTGTTCTTGTGGTGGAACTACATGCGTATTCAAAAAAGGTGTTATCATATCTTTAGATTGTTTATCAATTGGCATATAATGTATCATTCCGTTTAAATGTCCCAACATAGATCTAGATTCAGATGGATTCTTTTTGATAAAAAGATACATAGAAAATGCAGCAAATAAAAATCCAATTATTTTTATATGTTTTTTATAACTTTTTAGTTGTTTTGTATATTTACCATCTTGCATGGTATCCATAACAAAAAAAACAATAACTGCAATGAATAATAATTCAATTTTCATAGTATATGAGTTTAAAATAAAATCATCTATTTTATAAATTATATTTACCCCACGACATTCCTCTACCTTTCCAATAATCTTTTTTATTCAATTCTATAATTTTATTTTGTTCCACATATTCTTTCCAAATTCGTGTAGGACCAATTGTATAATGTTGTTCCCATCCACATGTAAATATTGTATCGTCTAAAATAACAATTGTATCTTTGTTCGCTAGCTTCAAACAATTGTCCAAATCTGACTTTGCAATTTCATAATCATGTCCTCCATCAATAAATATAACATCAAATGTTTTTGTATTGTTTTCTAAATAAATAGGAATAGTTTTTGTACTATCCCCCAAAATTAAAGTATGTCTGTTTGGGTAAATAAAATCTATATATTCTTTTGCTAGTTTAACATAATGATGTTCGCCTAAATCAAAGGATAATAATGTCAAGTCTTTATTATTTTGTAAAAATACTTCTGCAGAATGTCCTGCATTAAATCCAATTTCCATAACAGATAATGATTTATTGGTTAACGAAATTAAATCTTTTACTTGTCCTGGAACTTGTTGACTGTACCCTTCTATCTCATAAATTCCTCGATTATTTAAAAAAGAAGTAAGTGACATTATGTTATGGTATATAATTATTTTGGCAAACGTAATTTATTTTTCTTTACTTAGCAATTTTGCAATTACTGAAATATTTGAATCATTTACACTATAACGTTTTCCAATAACAGACACTCTTACAATAGAACCCACTGCACAAGTAAAGAATACTTTGTCATCCATATGATGATCTTTAGCTAAGAATATAATAAAAGGTGATTCATCATCTGGATATAATTTACATTGTAGACCAGCAATCGTATTTGTTTCAACAATACATTCTAATTCTTGATTGATAAAAGGTACGGCAATTTTACATTGAAATACAACAGTAAATACTGCATAATGATCCTTCATAATTCCGCTAGAAAATTTCACAACATGAATTGAATCTTTTTTCAAGTAACCGTCTGTAATACATTTACCTTCTAATGGTTTCAATGTATGTTCAAGAATTTCGGTTATATTTTTACCGCAATCCGCCATAGGAATTTGTACCGACCGGGTCAAAAGTGAATCTGTATATATCATGTTATATACAGATACTATTCTTCATTTTAACTCAATTTTTCTTACTTTTTTCTTTAATATTTTCATTAATCAAATTAAAGTTTCTGGCTACATTTTGTATGACTTCTACTGGATTTAAAAACCATCGTTTACCTTTAGGTCCATATTTTTTCATGTCAAAAAATCGTAAACAAAATTCAACTTGCCAAATGATGTGTTCTCGTTTATGTTTTGTTTCTTCTTTTGGACATGTTGGAATAAGTTCATATAAAATGTCTAATGCTTCTGGTTTCTTAGTAATTTTAAATCCATATCTAGGTTTTTCATTAGATCTGTTGGGTAAAGACAGTTTAAATTCACGTTCTGATAAATCTTTGGATGCAGAAATACCTCCTAATGGTAACTCTTTGTTATCTAAATTTTTTTCAGCATCTTTTTTAAGTAATTTCAAACTAGGATAATCATAATGAACATAATCTTTCCAGTCTTTTGTGTAATATGCAATACGATTCACATTGTATGCCCATAAAATATAAATATCTTTTACTTGAAATTGTGTATAATATGCTTTTAATCTATGCTCAAACTCATTCAATATAGGTTGTGTATAAAGATATTTTGCCAATTCTACAGATTGAACAT